AGAATATAAATAGGATATGTGCTATCTAAAACAACTCCACCACTTCCATCTACAAAAGATATTGAAGAACTTGAACTAGCAGTTTGTTCTTTTATCAAAGTCATTTTACCTTGTGCTAATTGTCCAGCACTTGTTATAGCTGATATAGAATTATTATTATGTTTTACTAAACCAAAAGACATTAGGTTACTCCATATAATTTTATTGTTCCTGAATCTATGTTGCCACTAGAAAATTTAAATCTAACTCTTGTTAAAGCAGTTGTGGTATTTACGTATCCTGATGAATTATGCTGTTGAGATACATCATCTTGAACTGTATTTTGTATTATTGCCATAAAATGTTTTACAAAAGTTGTACTAGCTGGGTCGAATAAACGTAGTTCACCACAAAGATTTTGATCAGCATCAGCTCCTGTATCATAACCTAAATAATTAAAACTTGTTCCTTGTGCTTGATCGTCTCCTGTTCTATAACTTAAAGCAGCAATAGAACTATCATCTTCACTATGTGCAGCTCTAAATGCAGTTGTTGTCATAGTTTGATTATAATTAGTGTTAGTTCCTGTATCTGTTTGCCAACTAAAATCTACATTGTCTGAAGCTGGATGTATATTTATAAATTTAAATATATACTCTTTATAGGTTGAATCTATTCCTGAAGTAAAATCTATTGTAGATGAACTTGATGCAGTTTGGGTAGATATTAAATTAAGACCCCCACCTGATATAGAGGCAGGAAGTGCTGTTACTGCTGAAAGAGAATTGTTTTTAGCAAAAAGTAAAGCCATGTTTTACTCCTATGTTATTTTTCTGCCATACAAAGTAAACTCGCCTGTTGCAATATTACCACTACTAAATTGAAATTTAATATAATTCATGGCAGTATAACCAAGTGTTCCAGCACCATACAGATTATGAAAAAATGCAAATTGTGAATCACCAATATTTGCAAATGACCTACCAAACATAAATGTTCTTGTATCATTTTTATAAGGTGCAATTAATTCTAAAAATCCACCTATACTTAATCCTGTATCATTACCTAGAGTTTCATTTGTTTGAAGTCTAAAATAATCATTTCCTGTATTGTCACTTCTTGTACTTAATGTTCCATCATCTTTATAACCTCTTAAAACACTATCTAATGTCAAATTACTGCTTCCATTATCATCAGAAAAGTATGAGTTAAAATAAACATTATCACTAGCTGGATGAACATTTGAAAAAACAATTTTATAATCTTGATAAGTATTTGTTATATATGTTGAATTAAAAGCTACATTTGCAGAACTTGATGCTGTTGTGTGTAAAATTTTAGTCCACTCGCCACCACCAGCATCAGCAAAACTTAAATTACCAGAGCCATCAGTTTTAAGAAATTTGTCTGAACTTGGGTCAGTACCTGGAAAGGTAAGTGTATAGCTAGAAGAAGTACTATGTGCTGGAGATTTTAATTTTATTCCATGTGTATTTTGAGAACAGTTTAATTGTAAAGTTCCATCAGTTGTTCCATCACCTTTTATTTGTAATCCAGCACCTGATGATGTTGATACAAAGTTTGCTTTAGCATCTGTAACTGTTGAATCTGATGGTGTTCCTATATCAAGAACATTACCAAGTAACATTATAAAATCTATAACATCGCCTGTTGCTAGATTAGATGCAAAAGTAATTGTTGAACCTGATACTGTAAATGATGAGTTTGGTTTTTGTAAGATACCATTCAAAGATACCAGCATATGATTAGCAGACTCAGGAACTACATTAGTCGATGATACTTGCATTGTGTAAGCCGCTTGTCCATTGACTACACTTATTGCATCACAAACTTGAAAGTTTCCTACTATTGGTTCTTTTCCTATATATGCCATATTATAATGCTTCTATTTCTGCATCAGTTAAACCTAATGCTTTTAATTTGTTTTGTGCAGATATTTTATCATTTTCTTTTTGTGTATCTGCATCTTTTAATTCTTGTATCTTAGCATTTACTTCTGCTTCACTTGGCATTGTTGCACCATCTTTAATAATCTCTATACACTCATAACACATTCGTTGGTTATTAGGAATTTTATCTCCATTGTCATCATGTGTTTTCCAACCATACCAGTTACCACCATTAAAAGTGTGCAATGCTAATTGCAAATAGTCTTTTTCCATTATTGGCTATCTCCTAATCTTATAAATTTGAACGCAGTATAATTTGTAGCTGTTTCTCCTAAAAGATATGAACTACCTCCCATACTTGAAGTAGCAAATTTTACTCTAAATGTTGATGCGTTTGTAACATTTACTAATGAACTATTACTTGCATTTACAGTACTTATACCACTACCATCTCCATTATTTACACGAAATATCTCATCATAATTTGAGCCACTATCTGAAGAAGCATAGGCATATACATAAGCATTATTATCAGAAGAGGCATATATCATTGCAAAGACACTAACTTCATATAATCCTGTACTTGGAAAAGTATAAATACCAGAACTTTCTGTCATACCAGTTCCAATTTTTGAAAATGTTGCATCATCAACTCTTTCTAAATTAGTAGTTATGTCTGCATTAGTTCCGCCTGACTGACTTGCTGTTAATCTAAACATATCAGCTTCTGTAATACCACCACCACCGACTAAACTTGCATCTAATCTTTTTAAAACTCCACCATCACTAATTAAAAATTCATCTGTATCTGCTGGTGCAGTTGCTAAAGCGTCAAAACCTGAAATAGCAGTATCGCCAATATGTGTATTGTTAATTATGTCTGCCGCAATATCAGAACTTGTTAAAGGTGCTGGTGTTGGAGTTTTGCCAATATAAGCCATTTACTACTCCTATGTTATTTCTAATATTGATAATGTTGCGTCTAATTTTGCCGCTACTGAACAATCTATTTTTAAAATATCAGTTGCTTGTAAAACATATTTACCACCTGATAAAACTTCTAATGAACTTCCAGCTGGTATTGTTACACCATCAATTAATTTTACTGTTTCGTTTGTTTCTGTATCTGAGGTGTCTGATACTAATTGAACATCTGCTGTCACAGTTGTTGTGTGAACATTACAAAGTGTTAGTCCAATTACAATAGTTTGAGTAGATGATGGGCAAGTGTATAATGTTAATGGAGTGCCTGATGATGAGGGCATAGCCGCATTTGTTTTTACTTTAAAGTTATTTGCCATAATTTTATCCTAACGCAATCGCTAAAGCCGCCGCCTGTGGGTCTGTTTCTGCTATTGTTCCTGTGACCGACATTGTACTACTTATAGCATTTGTTGATGTGTTAATACTAAATAATTCTATATTATCTGAGCCATCATTTATTTTAACTTTTAATGTATTTGAAGTTCCATTATCAACCCAAATTGTGCCTGTTGCTACTGAACCTGGTGCTGAACTTCCAATGTGCATAGTATTTAATGCACCAATAATATTGTTTAATTCAGTTCTAAAACTTGCAAAACCTTGATTGGCTAAAACTACATCTGATACTTGACTCATATAATCCTTTTATTTTATTTCCTTTATGATTTCAAGCCGAAACCTACTACTTGATAATCAAATGTTCGAGATATACCTGTATTACTACTATTATAAAACCTTATTGTAAAGCCTGTTTTAGACTTGCTTGTAATCTGGTAATAATCTCCTGATACTAAACCTTGTGCTGAAATTCCTATACTTGGAGTTGCGTAAAAAGAATTTACAAAAGTAATCGTTGTTCCTGAAGCATCTGAAACTACATCTTGTCCAGCTTCAGTTCTTTTTTCCATATTTACTTTTGCTTGTAATGTGTGAACTTTTGCTCTAACCTTATTATCATCACTTGTTATTTTACATCTAAATTTAAAAAATTTACCTTTTATTGTGCTTTGTTGTGCAATCTTTTGAAATGTAGTTATATTTGCTAAACTTGTATTATCAAAACCAACTTGTACTTCTGCACCACATTGAATTTCAGGAGAACCATCAAAAGGTGCTTTTGCATCTTCAAATAATGATGCACCTCTACCAGAATCAAATAAATCATATTCATCTTCTGAACTCATACCAATAACAGCACCTAAATTTGTGTCATATATTTGATCTAATGAAAGAGTATTATTGAATGTATAAAACCCTGACGATTGTATATTACCATTAAAATTTGTTGGATTAGATGTAGAGTCTGTACCCCCTAAATCAAATAAACCATCAGGAGATTCGAAATTACCAACTGTGCTATCAAATTGTGTGATTGTATCTAATATTAATACTTTTCTACCAGCATTATCTTCTGATATTGCAACATTACTATCTCTTGTTCCTAAAAAATCTGCCATTATTCACTCAAAGTTAAAACATTTTGAAAGTTTTGCAATCCTGAAATATTTGTTGATACAATAGATGCAGTTGCAGAACTATTACCTAATTTATCTACAGCTTTGATACAATAAGAACCAATCTGTGCATTGACAACTAAGCTGTTTGATTTTCTTCTTACTACCTTTGCTATAGGTGTACTTTCATTCCAAGTTGCACCACTTGTAACATCTTGAAATCTTACTTCATACCATGAAATATCTAAATCTAATACAGGTGTCCAAGATAACTCCATTTGATTAGAACCAACCATTGATACTGATAAATCTGTTACATCACTTGGAATATCTGTTGCACCAATAATTTTTCTTGAAGCTGATATATAACTTGATGATACACCTAAACTATTTATAGCTTTTACCCTTACATCATAAGTAATATCATCAACTACATTTATAAACTCATGATTTAATTGTGTACCACTTGATATTATTTTAAAATCTGACTCTGTAGCTTTTTTAGCTTCTACTTGATAATATTGAACAAACTTATCTGTACTTGCACCAACTAATATATTTAATCTTGTTAATACAACTCCATCTGCATATTCAATTAGTTCATCTGTTAATGTAACTGATGCTGGTGGTTGTATTGCAAAAGGATTGGGTAAAGTTGTTGATGGTGTACTCGCAACCTGTCCTTTAGTAGCAAATGTATAAAAGCTATCTTGGTGTTCAACTAATTGTAAAGTGATTGTGTAATCTTCATTGAAAGTCATTTGTAAGACTCTAAAAGCTTTTGCACTAAAACCTAAACTAGATAATGTTATATTTACAATATCTCCTATGTGTAATTGATAAGCATTAAATCCAGCAATAATACTAAGACCTAAAGATTCTCTACTTCGTCTAAGAACTATCTCAGCCATTTCCTCTGCTTGATAAGGTGATGTAATAGTTTTAAAATCAAATCTTCCCTCTAGTAAGAAACCC